CCCGCGCAATGTGCGTGCGCAACCAACCCAGAGTTTTGTTGATCGCCCGGCGCTGGGCCGCTGCTGCGGCCAGGGGCACCAGTTGACCGAACGTGACAAGCCCCTGCAGGTCCGTCGCATTGGGCTGGATCGTGAGCATGCCACTGTCGCGTTTCTGCTCGACGTAGCTGCCGATGCTCATGGGCGCTTCCTCAGGATCAGGGCTACCAGGCCGTCGCCGCTGGGCTCAAGCTGCATCAGGTCATAGTCACCGCCGCCATCCAACGCCGGCACATCGACGGTGACCAGCAACCCCTTGGCAAGCCCGGCAGAATCGCTGACGCGGATCTCGAAGCGCGGCTCTCGTGGCGCGTTGGTGGTTTTGCCGAACTTCGGCTGTCGCCAGGGGGCGGAGAACATGCCGAGCACCGGCTCGTCGTAGCCCTGGATCAGGGCGCTGTCGCCCAGGGTTTCGAACACCACGTCGTCGACGTCGTCGAGCAGTTCGCGAAAGGCCATGGTTACAGCTCCAACAGGATCTGCGCCAAGGGCCGCGTGCAGAGGTGCAGAGGGTTGGACTGGGCTTCACCGGACATGCCCTTGTTGAACCGCATCGGCTCGATCTTGCTGTAATACGGAACACCCTCGGTGTTGACCGTTTCCATGTAGTCCGCCGGGGCGAACGACGAGATATACAGATCAGGAACACCTTCCGGGATCAACAGCGCCTTGTCATCGTGGACGAACGACACACCTGCCACCTTACCGCGATAGCGCTCCCAGACGATCCCCCCGAACTCGAAGCTTTCACGGGCATCACCACGCAGGGCAGCGGCCTGCTGGCTGTTGAGGTAGGTTTCCTTGACAGACTTATGGACGATCAGCTTGTTCCAGAAGTTCTTGCCGCAGAAAGCGCGGGAACCGGTGCTAGTGACACTGCCCAGAGCATCCTCTTGCATGTCGAGGGCTTCGGTAGCACGAACCCGCAGTTCGGTCTGCTGATCACCCAGCCCCATGGACAGCTTTTTACGAGTGACCCCGAAGGTCCTGTAAATATCCAACAGAACCGTCTTACCATCGGCATCCAATACCTGCCCGTTCAATGCACCCATACGCTGGAACTCGTGGGTAGCATCCAACTGGCGACGAGCCTTTGCCAAACGCTTGTTGACCACGTCCTGCACCGATTGCAACTCGGTGCGGGAGCCGAAGGCACGGATGCCTTGGATCTCATCCGCCTTGATGCTGAAGACCTCGGGCAAATGCACGGTGTTGAACGGGATCATGTTGCGCTTGGACGAACCGACGACCAATCCCGAGGTGCCGCGCTCACCCGCAGGCACCAGGGCCAGGGTGTCACCGTCCTTTTCGATCTGCACAGTTAGGGTTGTGATGCCCTCTTCTCGGAACAAGCCGAGACTACTGATACGACCTGGCAGGTATTCCTGTTCATTGATTGCAGCAGTCAGCGAGGAGACGCTGAACGCCTCGTCTTCAAAAATGGCGATATCGGCCATGAGGTACTCTCCAGAAACAAAAAATCCCGCACTCGGCGGGACAGGTAAACGGGGGATGACCAGCCTTAACGGACGATCAGGAAGTGATTTGCCAAGGACTTTTCAGCCGCGAGGTCGAGGCCTGTCAGATGCGCTTCGCTGACCTCGGCCAGACGAACAACGGCACGACCGCGACGAACGACATCCGACTCACCCAATGGGCCGTAGAGGATTGCGACGGCATTCTCAGTGCCGTCCTCGGCGAGCGGGTCATAAGGTGCGAACTCGCCCGAGGTGGTGATCAGGCCAAGCACCTGACCCGGCCACAGCGCAGGCCCCGCTGCGACGTTGATCGCTTCGCGAGAGATGGTACCGGGCGCCTCGGACAGCAGGAACTCACCCGCGTGCATCGGTTCCAGTTTGATGGTCATGGTCTTGTTCCTTTTGCAGATTGGGATTGTCCGGCCTGCGCTGCTTTGCGAGCGGCATAGATACCAGGTGGATCAGGTTGTTTAGCCTGCATCTTCGGTGGCGGGTCATCGGCCAGCGGAAGGCTGTTGTCGATCTCGAAGCCGCCACCGCTGCCGACCAGCTTGTCGAACAGCCGGCCCCGGACCGCCTCGGTGTCTAGTCCGGCCTTTACAAACTCCAGGGTGCATTCCGGTAAACGGGCTGCCACGCACAGGTCGTGAACCGCCTTGGCTTGGGTCAGCGCGGACTGGACCGTGGCCTCGTCCGCCAGCTTGGTCGAGGCAATCAATGGTTCGATCAGATTGCTGATCCCGGCCAGGGTGCAGGACTGAGTGATCATCACGGCCAACTTGGCTGAGTCCACCACGGGGGTTGGCAGATCCACCACCACCGGCTCAGGCGGTGCATCGAGCAGGTCCAGCAAAGCCTTGGGCGTGTGCTGATATTTCTGCATCACCGTGCCCTGCCCCAGGCAGGCCTTGATCTGTACACCGTCGCCGATCTCATCGGCTAGGCCCAGAGCGACGGCTTCGCTGGCCGTGAGCCAGGTTTCGGCATTGACCAGGCGCCGCAGCTCGACCTCATCGATGTCCGGCGCCTTGGCCTTGTATGCCGCGATAATGACCTCCAGCGCCTGATCGAGCGCGGAAGCCACCTTGCGCAGATCCTCGGCATCCCCCACCGCGTAAGTCCAGGGGTTGTGGATCATCAGCATGGCGTTGGCCGCGATCACGACCTTGTGCGCGCCGCAGACCGCAACGCTCGCCGCACTGGCGGCAAGGGCATCGACTCGACCGATGCAGCGCGAGCCGAGGCGCGACAGAGCATTGTGGATTGCTAGACCGTCGAACAGCTCGCCGCCGATGCTGTTGAAGGCAACGACAATCTGCGAAACGCCATCGTCCAGCGCCGCCAGGTCACGGACAAACTGATTGGCCGTGATGCCCCAGGCGCCGATCTCGCCGTAGATGTAGACCTCGATAACACGCTGCTCGGCTTCGCCGCTGGCCTTGAGGTTGTACCAGTGCTTGTCCGGGGTCGATGGCTGATTGCCTACCTTGTTGAAAATACGCAGGGGCTGGAATAGGTTCATGGTTTCTCCTGATCGTCGTGTGTTGCCGCGACGTCGATAAGCGTTCTGTAGTTAAGGCCCAGGTCTCGGGCACGCGCTGCATCGGCAGCGTTTTCCGCGTCGACCGTTTCAGCGTCGTAGCCGGTACGCAGCACCATCTCGCTACGCGAGGCAAAGCCCGCGTTGACCTCAAGCATTCGCGCCTGGACGTCCTGCACCGGCTGGATGTACGCCCAGCCCTGCGGAACCCAGCGGGTACGAAGGTATTCACGACGGCGCTTGGCGTAGTCGGGCAACAGCAACACGCCCGCGAGCACGGCCATGTCCATCCAGGCGGCTCGCACCGGACGGCAGAGCTGATGGATGTAGACGGTGAACTGCAGTTGTTCCAGGCGCCGCCGAAACTCGTTGAGGACAACCCGTAGTGCACGGTCGTTGACATCGCTCATGTCACCGGTGAGTACCTCGTACGGCGTGTCAGTGCCCGCCGCCGCTGCCATCAGTTGCTGACGCATGAAATCCGGGTAGTTGTTGCCGGCGTCCGGGGGTTTCGAGAACTCGACCGTTTCGCCCGCGCCCAGCTCTTGCATGGTGCCGGGCTCCAGCGCGACCATCGGCGTGAAGCCGTCGCGGTCCGTATTCAGCGGCGCGCCAGTGACGGGATCTCTTGGTTGCTGTGCAGCTTCGGGCGCCGGACGTTTGATAAAGCCGGCAAATAAGTTGGACACCTCCTGCCGGAACAGAACCGCGTCGTCGTAGTTGTCCAAGCTGCGCAAGCGTTTCAACACCGGCGCCAAACGTGGCACACCACGCAACTGCCCCGGCTCCAACGGTTCGAAGATATGCAGTACCTGGCTGGCCGGCACGCGTACCAGTTGGTTGTAACCGATATTCAGCGAAGACGAATCGCGAGGATGCGAGCGATACATCCAGTAGGCCACCCGCTTGCCGGCCGGATTGAACTCGATTCCGGCGCGGATGACGTTGCCGTTTTTTGCCGGCTCGAACTTGTCGTGCGGAACGAACTCAGGTGCGAGGATCTGCAACTGCAGCGGCACCGCCAGACCTTCGTCCAAACTGCGCGGACGCAGCCGGACAAAGCATTCGCCCGCCGTTTCAACAGTACGGGCCACCAGCGTCTGCTGGCCGTAGAAGTCGATCACGCCATCAGAATCGGACTCTTCGACCCAGTCCTCCCAAAGCTCCTGCAGCAGGTTGCGCAGG